AAAAGAACAGGTAAACACGGCGGATATTGTTTTCTTGAAAAAGTTGTGCAAAAACGCAGGCATTTCCTTAAAGGTTACATCAAAAACCATTGTTCTTTTTGACGAAGTAGATTACGAAAAGAAATCATCCGTTAAAAAGATAAAGGCAGGGAAAGGAAATATATTAAGCTACAGTTTTTCGACAAAAACGGCAGATACATCCTATTCAAAGTGCCATGTATCATATACCGACCCAAACACAAAGAAAACCATTGAAGCCACATACACAGCACCGGGAGCAGACCCGGACGGACAGACATACGAATTTAAGCATAAAGTATCAAGCCAAGCGGAAGCGTTGGAGTTGGCAAAGTGTCAGTTACGACAGAGAAATAAAGGCGAAACAACAGCGGAATTTACCTTAGCCGGGGATGTGGACTATGTGGCAGGCATAACCGTAACTGTATACGGATATGGAGAATTTGACGGAAAGTACATAGTAGAACAGGCACAACATAGTATCACAGGCGGATATAAGGTACAGATAAAGTTGCGTAGCGTGTTGGAGGGTTATTAAATGGCAGGATTCGGCAGTACAGATATACAGGAACTAAAGGATATTGTGAGAATCGGGCAGGTGAGCAAGGTAAACGCCGGAGAAATGACCGCAAGGGTGCAGATTCCGGACCAGGGCATAGTCACAGGAGATTTAAGGATTGTAAAACGACCGCCAACCGTGGAATGTGAAACAGGATGCAAGATTAAAGTAAAACCTTGGATTCCGACCGTAGGACAATGGGTATTGTGTATATTCAAGCCGGACGGAGAGGGGGACGGTTTTATTATAGGAGGTATCTAATGGCAGAGATTGGAACGCTTGGGGATATTGTCTTTAAGGTATCGGCAAATAAGGTAAGAACCTTTGACGATTTGAAGATAGACAGTAAAACCAATTACGCAAAGCATACAAGGCATCTTAAAAAGCCGTTGTTGGAATTTCAGTACAACGATTCAGACACGGCAAGCCTTACCATTTATTTATCTGCTTTTCTTGGGGTAAACCCTAAGAAGATGCAGGACAAAATAGACAAATACAGAAAAAAGGGAAAAATCCTTACGCTTATTATCGGCGGTAAGAAATACGGCAGCCAATGGGTTATAACAGGACATTCAAAAGACTATGAAAAGTTCGATAATCAAGGAAACCTATTGATAGCCAAAAGCACGCTATCGCTTGAACAGTACGCAAAGAGGTAGAAAGGTAGGCGAAAATGAGTTTTACGATAGACACCACACAGGAACAGCCTATAAGCCTTGCACCTCAAACCATATACGAGGAAGTAATACAAAATGTTTGGTTTTTGCTGTCCTCAATAGAATACGATATACCGCTTAACCGTGAGTTTGGGTTAAATGCAGCTTACATAGATAAACCGATTACAACGGCAACGGCACTTGCAACGGCAGATATTTACGACAAAATCGGAGAATATGAGCCGAGAGCAGAGATTGTAAGCATAGAATTTACGACAGACTACGAAAGGGGCATATTAAAACCTAAAGTGGAGGTAGAAGTAAATGGCGAATACGACGAATACGACGAGGAATATACCGAGTGAGTTACCCGAGGTTGAGTTTGTAGATACCGATACGGAAGCACTTGTAAATAAACTGATAGCCGGATACGAAGAGATTACAGGCAGAACCTTATACCCTGCCGACCCTGTAAGGGCGTTTATCCTTTGGCTTGCAAGTGTAATCATACAGGAAAGGGTAAATATCAACGAATCGGCAAAACAGAACCTACCAAGATACGCCACAGGACAAAACTTGGATTCATTAAGTGAAATATTCCATAACACCTACAGGCTACAGCCTACGGCAGCGAGGACAACGCTTGGATTCAGCATTACAACAGCACTTGATAAGGAATATGTGATAACAGATGAAATCGAGGTAACGGTAGACGGATATATAAATTTTGTAACAACAGGATACTTAACATTCCCGGCAGGAGAAACATACGCAGAGGTAGAAGCGGTATGTACGACCTTGGGAGAGGACGGAAACGGTTTTATGCCCGGACAGGTAAGCAGGCTTGTTACAGAGGAATTTTTATATTTTAAGGAAGTTGCAAACACAACGGAAACAGCCGGAGGAAGCGGAGAGGAAAGCGATACCGCATACTATAACCGCATGAGGGAATCCGAAGAAAGCTACACTACCGCCGGACCGAGAGGAAGTTATACCTATCACGCCAAGGCAGTATCATCACAGATAAGTGATGTATCCGCAGAAAGTCCGCAAGACGGAGTGGCAGATATAAGGATAATGTTATACGGCGGAGAGTTACCGAGCGAGGAACTCATAAAAGAGGTGCAGGCACATTTAAGTGCAGATGATATAAGACCTATGACGGATAAGGTAACGGTCGCAGCACCGACAACGGTTGATTTTGATATTGAATTAACCTATTACATACCAAAAGACAAGGAAGCAAGCACCAAAGAAATCAAAAGGGCGGTTGATTTGGCGGTGGAAAGCTACGAATTATGGCAGACCTCTAAAATGGGGCGGGATATTAACCCGTCCTATTTTTATGCAATCCTTATGGATTCGGGCATAAAGAGGGCGGATATTAAAAAGCCTGTATTCACGGAGATACCAAAGGGAAGCGTTGCAGTATTGAAAAAGTGTACCGTGACCTTTGGAGGGGGCGAAGATGAATAGTTTAAAAGATGCCGATTTTTACGCAACATTTCCGCCCGCCTTGAAAAAAGATGAAAAAATGGTTGCGTTGGGCCGGCTTATAGCGGACGAACTACATCAAACAGTAGAGCAGACAAAAAAGAATATCATATACGCAAATATAAACGAGTTATCGGAAACGTGGCTTGACGTATTGGCGTATGACCTCCATGTAGATTGGTACGATTACGATTACCCGATAGAAGCGAAAAGGGCGATTATCCGGGATAGCGTAAGAGTGCATCAAAAATTAGGCACAAAGGCAGCTGTTGAAATGGCTTTAGGTGGAATACACCCAAAGAGTGAGATAGAAGAATGGTTTGACTACGGAGGAAAACCGTACAGATTCCGTATTGTACTTGATACGACAGAATCAAGGGTTGCAGCAGACTATGACGAGATTATAAAGACGGTTGACATATACAAGCGTTTAACGGCTCATTTAGACGGTCTTTATTATCAAGGGTCTATTACTGTGGTAGTAATGCCTAAAACGGAATTTTGGCTATATTCCGTGCCTATGACAGGGCAATTAAAGACAGGCACAGAACCACATAGAAATACGGTTGGTGCGGTCGAAAATGCGGTTATAGATGTAATGACACAGGCAGCGGGATATACGGCAGAATTTACGCCAACAGGAACAAAGCCGGACAGAAATATTACATTTGCAACAAAGGATACCGAGATTGTGACCGAATCGGACACAACAGGATACCAATATACGAGCAATCAGACAGGACAGGCGAAAGCCGGAACGATACCGCAGAGAAACACGGCAGGAGGTGTAGCACAGGAGGGGATAACCGCACAGGCTACAGGACAGGCGTATAAGTTTGATTCAGACCTTACAGGAACGAAGCCGGATAGAAATATGCAGTATCAAACGGCGGATGTGGCAGCAGTTGGAGAAACAGAAGCACAAGCCTATCCGTTTGAAAGCATCTTTACAGGAACAGTACCCGACAGGGCGGTAACTGTAAAGAACAGAGATATACAGACGGTGGCAGACACCGAAACAGAACAATACCCTTATGAAACAGATATGACAGGACAGAAAAAAACAGGTACAGAACCTTATACAAACACAAAACCCGGAATATCTGATAAGGGAATGGCAACCACGGCAGAAACCGAAAGCTACCAATACGAGGTAAAGCGTTGCGGTAAGAATCGGTTATAGCAAATAAAAGTAAAGGAGAGTAAAGAAATGCTGACAGAAAGAGCCTTAGAGAGTTTCAAGCAGTTTGTAGAAACCAATATTGCTTACGCTATGGTCGAGTATGGCGGTACTATGCACAAGGCAAAAATCTTAACAAGAGAACGCCTAAAAGACGGCAGGGTAGCGTTGAGTATTTCCATTACCCCGGAAGTATCGGGGACCACAACAATTACGAAAATTCAGTTGTACGATACGGCTAGTAAGTTGTGGGCGGAAAAGAGCGAAGCAATCAAGTTAAAAGGTACGCAACAGGGCGTGTTGTACCGATTCAGTTTTAATTTTAAGGAGGAATAGAGCAAATGGGATTATTTAAGATTTGGAAAGACCATGTAACGCAGTATTCCAACCGCTACAGGGAAGTGCAGAACGCAGACGGAACTATTACACACGAAGCCGTAGAGGGCGAAGTAGTGCAGGAGGGAACACCGCAGAACGCACAGAACTTTAACGACTTGGAAGAGAGGATATTATCCGCCAGGTTAATTGCCAATCTTGCAATGCTTAAACTTGGTGCAGCAGAAGGCAGGATTAAGGGATTACAGGGAGAAATTGTAGAAGCAACCCTTACCAATACAAAATCATACCCTTTTAACAATTCCAAAAAGACCCTTGCACTTGCTACGCCAAGGGGCAATTTGGACTATACCGTAAATGTTGAAGCGGAAGCAAAGGACGCAGGCGGTGTAGGAGAAATCCATATTACGGATAAGCAGTTAAACGGATTCAAGATTGAATATACCGGGGCCGCCAAGGAAGTAACGGTAAAATGCACAGTACAGGGAGGTTACGCATAATGGCAAATGTAATTATCAAAAGTGATGAAAGAAAGGCAAATACGGCAGCAGTATTACAGGCTTACGGAGTAAGAGGTAATGCCACAGCATCACAGAGAGAAGCAGCAGAACACATTGCGGTGCGTTCACAGGAAGCCTACGCAGAATTAAGAAGAATGGGAGGTAACAGATAATGGCAGCAGCAAAGATTATTGTAGTTGAAAAAAACGAGGGCGAGAAAATCGCCTATGACGTATCCACGACAAAAATTATTTTCGGGGATGATGATTTAATGGTAAACATCAAGAACCGAGAGCGTGACGAAGAGGTAACACTTGATATTTGCAAGGATACACAGGACGGCTTAACCGTTGGTGTGAATACCGAAGCAAGGGAGTATGTGGCACAGGTCATTATCCCGGCAAGGGAATATGAGATTGTGGATACAGGAGAAAAGGACGAGGACGGAAAAGCGATTACAAAGCGTGAACCTGTACCGTTCGACATGAAGAAATGTACGCTTGTATTATGGGCATTAATTTAATTTTAAGGAGGATAAAATACAATGGCAAACTTTGACGATTTACAGGGTGCAGTAGCACAGTTTGGTGCAAACAACAAGGTAATTTTTGATGATACCGGGATGCCTAGCATTATGGTAGCAGTACCAAAGGCAAAGTATAGTGATGTAATCACAGGCGGAACAGATGAAACATTACCGTTTTGGATTATGGACGGAGAGGAAAAGAGTGCAATTTATGTGTCTAAGTTCCTCAATATTGTAGAAAATGACCGTGCATATTCTTTAGGCGGATACCTGCCTAGAAACTATATCAATTTTGACCAGTCTGTAGCAGCTTGCAAAAAGAAAGGTGCAGGTTGGCACTTAAATCAGACAGGCGTATTTGCGTACCTTAACCTGTTATCACAGAAAATGGGTACTGTACCACACGGAAACACAAACTACGGCAAGGATTATTACCACCCTTACGAGAGGGGAACAATGCCACAGGGAGAAACACAGAGAACGCTTACAGGAAGCGGACAGCCTACATGGTATCACAATCACGATATGTCGGGAATTGCGGATATTAACGGCAACCTTTGGGAGTGGACCGGTGGATTACGCCTTGTGAATGGAGAAATTCAGATTATTCCTTATGGTAACTCTATGAAACTTGATTGCGATATGTCGGCATCAAGCACACTTTGGAAAGCAATTAAGCCGGACGGAACTTTAGTAGAGCCGGGAACAGCAGGCACATTAAAGATTGACCGCACAAGTGCGAGCAATGCAACATTGCGTATCAATACAAGTGTTACCACACAGACAACAGACAGCAACGATACATCAGAGGTATTTAAGAATGTAAAGGCAGTTTCCGGGGTAGCAATCCCTAAGTTACTCGTTGCACTTGGCTTATTCCCGGACAGCGGTGTAACAGGATATGGCAACGACAGATTTTGGGCGAGAAACAACGGTGAAAGGTTGCCTATCCGTGGGTCGGCGTTCCACGGTACTTCCGATTCGGGTCCGTCCGCTCTCAACTTGGCTAACCCTCGTTCCTGCTCGTACGACAGCGTTGGTTTCCGCTCCGCTTTTGTTGAGTAACTGCAAACTGAACACTGAAAAACTGATAGGGCGTGCGATAGCACGCCCTTTATAGCAAATACATTACAGTTAGGCGGTTGCAAAAGTGGAAGAGATACAACAGG